CCTGCCATGGCAGCGACTGTTCATCACCCCCCACCATCCCGCTGTGTGTGGGATGGCCAACTCCGTGCAGTCTGTTGGCATTCTGTTTAGCACTCTGAGAGTTTTGGGTCATTTAAGAGGGGCGACCACCTTGAGGCGTTAGAGTTTGATGACGCACCCCGCCTCCGAGGGTGCATCATTGAGTTGAGGCAGGTGTTCTGCCAGCCATGCCTCCATCAACTGCTGTTGCAGCGGATCAATACCGAAGGCTTTCTCAAAAGACAGGCGACATTCGTCAGTAATGTCGTAGTTGCGTAAGTTACGTGGTGCAAAGTAAAATGGATGTAAGTCTTTGTATAACTTGTCGCCTGTGATTATTGATGTGTAGAACTGTTCTAGGATGGGCATGCCGCAAGCAAGGCGACGCCCGCAATCTCCAACGGAGTTCAACCATGTGCGATAATGCAGTGCTGGTTGAATACAATGGTGATCCTTGCTGAGGACCACCCTGGGATCGCGGCACATCGCCCAACCACTAGCATGTTGGACGGGGTTCATTTGGCAGAAGGTAATATGCTCTAGTTCATAGTGCACACCCTCTTCCACCACCTGAAAACCATGTTTGAGGAAATATCCTGGCAAAGCTGCGCGTAGTGTGCACAGTTGCGATTTCTCACTGAAGAGAACCATGTCATCGCCATTGTTGACGAAGAGTGGTTTCATGTTGAGCTGAGCCATGAGTCCGAGACACAACGTGATCATGAGTATTTTATTACCCAACGAAGTGTTGATGTCTCCGGACATGCGACGGCCCTCAAGTTCGTAGTTGATGAAACCCTCAATGTCCCGGCCTTGGGACACGATCGCGATGCCTTTATTGTGTAGTTGACACCGCAGCAGTCGGGCAAGCTCAGGGTTGCCGGACTTGAGGTTATAAAAACTGTGTTCGAACTTGAGGGCTGGCACACCTACGTGTTGGTCCCACCGCTTGGCATCAATGCAGATGGCGGCGGGATGGCGCAGTGTGTGCCAACGCTCAGCAAACATGTGGCCCAACTCATAGTTGTCCACTCCCGAGCAAACGGAAGAATGAACACATCCTGTTTGTTCGTTTACATAGCTATCTATCCCATGATAGAGGTTCTTCTCATTATGTTTCAAATGACTGGCAAGGAGCACGTTGTACCGTGGGTCTCTGGGTTGAATCATCCGTGGTACCGGATCTGGTTTGTCCTTCAGGTTGTATTTCTCACGTTTCACAAAAGTCTTGACGCGAGCCCACTTACTTGACCAACCATGAACACGAACGTCACTAGCCGCGGCCTCGTACAACGCTTTCTGCCGACCTTGGTAAAGGTTG